TATTCTTATGGCTTATAATTACAAAGGTTATAGCAAAGGATCCCGTTCTAATAAAAATTGGTTTTAAGAAAATGAGTCTTTCTATAATTTATAGTAGAAAGAAAATTCAACGTATTATGAGAAAATATAATATTAAATGTCCTATTAGAAAAGCCAACCCGTACCGCCGAATGGCAAAAGCAACCAAAGAACATACAGTAGTTCCAAACTTATTAGAACGTAATTTTAAGCAAGGAGTGCCGGGAAAGGTATTATTGACGGATATTACATACTTGCCATATGGAAATAATCATATGGCTTATTTGTCTACCATCAAAGATGGTAGTAGCAACGATATTCTAGCTTATCATGTTTCAGATTCTATAAAACTTGATATTGCTATAACTACTATAAATAAATTAATAACGCACCATAAAGATGACTTACATGAAAGTGCATTTGTTCATTCAGATCAAGGATTCCATTATACTAGTCCAAAATTCCAAAAACTTCTAAAGGATAATAATCTTGGTCAATCAATGTCTCGTCGTGGCAACTGTTGGGACAATGCGCCTCAAGAATCCTTCTTCGGGCATATGAAAGATGAAATAGACTTTCAATCATGTAATACACTTGAAGAACTTATTGATATGATTGATGACTACATCGACTATTATAATAATTACAGATATCAGTGGAATCTAAAAAAGATGACTCCTAAACAATATAGAAATCATCTTTTATTAGCTTCATAACACTTTTTTTTATAGTGTCCTTGACACAGGATCCATTTTAAATCAGTATCTACTCTTTTATATTAAGTACATATTTTAATAATTCGTTATTATCAATTCATTATACTTTCCTCTTGCTTTGGCTTCTTTTGATACAGAATAATTTACTTGGACTTCTTTTATATTAAACTCTTTATATAATTCTCTTGATAAAGGATGATCATTTATTGTTAATAAAAACTTACCTTTTAAACTTTTGAGCTTGTCTGAGAATTCTTTGTGTTCTTCTTCTTTAAAATTATTTCCATAACTACATGTTTCAATATATGGAGGATCACAAAAGAAAAAGCTATGTTCCCTATCATATTTATCAATTATTTTTTCAAAACTTAAATTCTCTACATATGTATTTTTAAGTCTATCTCTTAACTTTAAGAGTATATCCTTAGAAAATATTTGTTGTCCTGGTCTAGTTGTTGTTCCATATCCATAATTATTACCTTTTCCACCAAAACTTTGTGTGATTAAATATAAGAATCTTATTGCTCTATGGATTTCTGTCATATACTCTAATGTACAATTTTTATATTCTTCAAATATATCTCGTCCGCTAAACTCATATTCTAGTAATCTATCTATTTCCGGAGCATGGTACTTTATAGTTCTAAATAAATTTATTAGTTCTTTGTCTATATCATTTACAACTTCTATTTTGCTCGGTTCTTTACCGAAATAAACCCATCCTGCTCCAAAAAATAACTCTATATAGCAAACATGTTCTGGAATAATTCCTAATATGGTTTTTCTTAATTTTGATTTTCCCCCAACTCTACATATAGGTGGATTTAACATATGATCACCTTCTTTAAAAATACTTTCATATCTATATTATCAAACATACGTTCTTATGCAAAGTAATTTTTTATCCTAAAATAAAAAAAGATGTCTAAATTAATAAACATCCTTTTTATTTTGCTCGATATTTTACTTCTATTGTCATAAAAAAATAAATAAATATAATTTTAAAGTCCTTTTTCGTAGCTTTCTACCATTCTCTTAACCATTTCTCCACCAACGCTACCATTTTGCTTTGATGTAAGATCTCCTTTGTATCCTTCAGCATAATTTTGTAGTCCTAATTCAGATGCAACCTCTGTTTTGAATTTGTTTAAACCTGCCTTTGCTTCTGGTACTAAAGTTTTGTTACTATTATATGATGACATAATAACTACCTCCTTAATATTTGAATTATTTTCTACACTAATATATTATCCAAAGCAAAACTTAATACACTATAAAATTATTGACATTTATAGCATTGTTAACTGTAAATAGTTCTGTATAATCAATAAAAGAATTTTTTGTAAAGAATAAGCAGCAAGTAAGATTTCTCTTAGGTGCTGCTTATGTAATTATTATGATTTCAATTTATTAAGTATTTCTCTATTTTCATCAAAACATTTTAGCAGATTACTTATGGCTAGATTAACTATTTCTGATTCTTCTGCTCCTTGAGAATGTTCTGTGCTTGAATCCTCTGTATATTTATTATCATAATTATAAATACTATTATAAGTTTCATTTATTTTATTATGCAAATCAAATAATTTATCAACTTCATTCTCACTTATTAATCCTATTAGCTCCACTAAATCATTTATAATATTATAGTCCACTTTTAAAATTTGCGGTTTCCTAGTAACACTGATATGAAATTCATAATTATTTTTCATATTATCCTTATTTGTAGTTTTAAATATACTCTCAATACCAGAAAAATATAAATCTACCTTTTTTACAAAATAATCGTTGCTTCTTTTTATCTGCAGATACATTTAACTTAATTTGTTTTTTCAATTGCCAAATTGCAATAAATATTGCAATAAATCCTCCTATTGTACTTGAAATAATATTATTTATAATATTATTAATTATATCCAAAATATAATCCTCCTATAAATTATAGATTATTTCTATAATTTACCCCATATAGCTGAAGCAGCAATACCTGCAACTGCTAAAATAGTAGCAATACATGTTCCTATTATCCATTTGTTTGTTGAATCTATTTTTTCAAGCATCATATTAGTTTTATTGTCTAATTTATCTTCTAATTTTTCAATTTTATTGTTAGTTGCTTTAAGAGCTTCCATAGTTTCATTAAATTTCTTTTCCATTCTATCTTCAGACAATCTACGTTCTTCTACTATTCGTTGCTCCATTAATTGCATATTTTTAGAAAGGCGTTCTTCTTGTTCTCTTCTGTCTTGATCCATTTTATCTATATATTTTTCAAGAATTTTATTCTCATCCATATCTATTGCGACCTCTCTTTCCATATTATTAAATGCTTTTATATCAATATTTTCTCTGTTCTTTTCAGAATTAAATTTTATTACTTTTGCATTATTATCATACATAATATCTACTCCTTTATTATGTCATTTAAAGTAGATATAAATTGTTTTATTTCATAATTTGACATTCTCAAGTCAAATTCCTGTCCATCAACTCTTAAAATCCTAATTAACTTATTATTGCTATTTTTATCAATTTGTATAATTTTATTTATTCCTAATGGATTATTTATATAAGAATAATAGTTTTCTATAATAGGATTTAGAATAGCACTAAATTGATCTAATTCCTCTCTAAAATCATCTTCTAGATTAAAATTCCAACCTTCAAACTGACTTAATCTATCTTTTTGGCTCTTAAACATGTAATAATTCCTACAAATCATTTCAGGATCATCACCTAATATTTGTGAAACTATATCCTTAAAATCATTATAACACATTGGCCAATCACTTTTCTGCATAAATATGGTTAATATATTTATTGCTTTGTTAAATATATTTTTATTTGTTTTATAAATTTTAATAGTGCTTTGAATATAATCATTTATATTATACCCATTTTCAAAAGACATAAATAAACTCCTCCTAATTATATCTATATATATCTCCTATAAACTATGTTATAATAATATAGTTTATAGGAAATATATTTACATTAATTCATGATTGATTGGTAGTCACATGAGTTTTTTTTATTGGTTATATTTACATAATACTACAGATTGTACACTTTTTCTATAATATTTTAATTATGCTATATTTTATTTAGAATTTTCATGTAAATTTATACATAAAAATAAAGGTAGCACATAAGAAATAAATCTTATACGCTACCATGTTTATTTATAATAATTTTCTTCTTTCTACAATTAATTCTTCAAGTTTTTTTATATCTTCAAGTGTTGCTTGCTTTTTAATAAAACTTCTTGCAGTAGACCTATTTCTTAAATACCTTGCTTTTTCTCTATTCTGCTCTTGCCACTTTTTATTAGCCTCTGTCTGTGCATTCTTCTTTTCCTCCACAAATTCACCTTCTTTCTAATATTTAATAATAAAATAAATTAAAGCAATTATAATTATTACTTTCATTAGTATTTTTAAAATTATAGTTATATTTTTCATATTGATTAAAAGTGATTAATGTATTATTATTTTAGTAAGGGGATTAAATCCCCTTTTTGGATTTGCAATTTATGAAAGAATTCTTGATATGATTTCTTTTATAATTGCTATTTTTATAAGTAGCTTGATGACTATTCCCAGTAGTTTATCAAGCTTTTTTAATTTATTAATCACTTTCTTACCTCCTTTCCATACTTTAATTATACTATCGATAGTATAACATATCAATAGTTTTTCTATAAAATTCCATAAAAATAAGGTGAATACAAGTAAAGTACTCATATTCACCCAATGTTAAAGCTATATTGTGCAATCTAGCCTAGAACATTATATCATATTAAATTTTAGTAGCCACGCCATTACTTTCAAATCTATATCCATAAATTACTGTATGATGAACCATAACGCCATTAGAATAAAGTAAATAATCTTTGCCATCGTCTTTTATCCAGCCTGTCTGCATAGCTCCAGAATTATCAAAATGGTACCAGTTATTATCTATCTTCTACCAACCTATTGCCCATGAGTTTCCTATGGCATACCACCAACCATGATAATCGCTTTTCCATTCTGCTGAAGCACATATTGGACTTATCCCCATAACTTACATTATCGATAATAGACTAGATATACATTTCTTATTCATTATTTTTCCACCTCAAAATATATACTTTAATTGTATGTATTGCATATTTTTATTAAATATAATAATAATTACTCCAAAAATATAAGATGAGTAAATATGTATTTCTTTCTAGGTAATTTACTTACTTCTATATTTTTGAATTTCTATAGAAAAATATGTTAATATATATTTATAATGTAAAAAGGCGGTAAATAATATGAAAAATAAAATATTAAAAACATTATCAATGTTTGTTGTTGGATTAAGTTTATTTAGTATTAAAGCTAATGCTCTTCTTCAGCTCAATTATGGAAGCTATTCTAATATTAAAAATATTAATGTTAGTTATCCTATAAAGTATAATCCAACAACTCTCTATGCAGAAAATTATCAATGGTATATCTGTAATGGGAAATGGGCGTGTGCTACAGAAGATCTAAGACAAAGTGTAGGTAACTGTTGGGTATATACTAATGATAGATGGTACTATATAGGTTTAGACGGATATATGCTAACAGACACTTTAATAACTGTTATAAATTATGACAATAATAAATATTTAAGCGATACTTATTATTATCTTGGCTCAGACGGTGCTATGTTAACAAATACTTCAGTCGAAATAACTGGAAAATATTATAATGTAGATAATAACGGCATATGTAAAATTAGTTATTAAACAAAAATAAGCCAGTAAGCTAGAAATTAATCTAACATACTAGCAAAAAATAAAGGCAGCACATAAGAAATAAATCTAATCATTAATCCTTGTACAAAACTAACTATACAATATTCGTAAAAAATAATGTTTTATTAAGTATCCACGTTTTTTAAACCCAAAAATAGCTTTCTATAATATATTAATTATAGAAAGCTATTAGATATTATCTTACCCAAGCTCCATTAGAATCTAATTTATATCCATTTATATATGTATCATGTGCCATTTCTCCACTCGGATACATATAATACCAATTATATCCATCGTTTATCCAACCTGTTTTCATAACACCTTCATTTTCATCTGATATTGGATTTAAATAATACCAATTTCCATTAATATTTCGCCAACCTGTAACCATCTCACCATTATCATCTAAATAATACCAATTCCCATTAGGAGAAAACCATTCTGAACTGGCCATTGAACCATCATTTTTTAAAAAATACCATTTTCCCAAATGATTAATCCACTTATTAGATTCCATAGCACCATCATCATTTATATAATAATATTTATCTCCAGTATAAATCCATTCACCTTTCACTTTATTTCCATCAGGATTATAGAAAGTCCAATTATTCGAAGATTCTATCCAGCCTTGCTTTTTATCTTCAACTTCTTTTTCTTCTTTAATTACTTTATCTTCTTTAATTTCAACTTTTTTATCTACGGCTTCAGTTTTTTCAACTCTATTTGTGGAAGATGATCCCCCTCCGCCTCCACCACCAGTTCTTTTATATATAGCAGGAGATTTCTTAACACTATTCTCTTCTTGTATCAAATTAGGAATTTCTTCAATATCTTTATTACCCAAATTCTCTAATTGTTTTTTTAATTCCATTAATTCATTTCTTAAATTAATATCTTTATTCCCACTCTTCTTAAAAAATTTGCAATTTATTTGTATATTTATTCATTAATTCCTGTAATTCTACTTGATCTATTCTTTCCTTTTTTCATCTGCCTTTATTGGTAAATTAGGAATTTCCTTAATATTCTTATCTTCCAATTTATTTATTGGTTTTTCTAGTCCAATTAATTCATTTCTTAAATTAACATCCTTATTTACATTATTTCTATCTTCATTATCTTTCTCTAAGACCATATTAACTTTTTGTAATGGATTTGCCTTTTTCCAATTATTGCTTTCCTTATCAACTGCATATATTAATTCATTTATACTGTCTTCAAAATATTTTATTTTTCTTTGCTTAAATCATTATTATTATTAGATTTATTTAATTGTTGCTTTAAATTTTCTAGTGATTTTAATGGAAAATTTCTATTTTCAAAAATCACTTTTGCAGCTTTGCATTCAATTGCTGCTTTTGAATACCATTTTTCTAAATTTTCCTTATTATCAATTAATACACTTCTTTGATTTTGATTTAATGCATTTTCAGCTGTCTGCAATAATTTATCAAGTTCTTTTAATGATTCTAATCCATATCCTCTATTTGATTCAATAAGCCTTTCTGCTTTAGTTTTTCTTCTTCTAAAGCTTCACGTTCTTCTTTAAATTCTACTTTATTAACAGATTCTAATTCAGTTTTATAATTATTTATAACATTAGTTAAATTATAGTTTGTTCTCTCTAAGTCATTAATAAGTTCCATAATATAATTCTTTTCTGAATTGGTAATTTCAATATAAGCATAGCCATTTTTTTGAATTTGATTTTCATTATCTATCTGTTCTTTAATAATTTTGCTAGCGCAGTCCTAATATTATTACAAGCAGATTTTATATTATTAATTTCATTTATTTTTTCTTGAATTAAAGCATTCAGATTACTTTCTTTGTTTAAAATATTTCTTATATCTATTAATTTTTCATATATAGTATTTAAATTTTCACTACTTCTACTATATTGTAGCTCCGCATCAGATGTAGATTCTAAAATAATTTTATCATATTCACTTAAAGCATTTCTAAAAATCCCTCAGATCAGTTATTTCTTTTCTATAAAATTCTTTCTTTTCTTCATTTTTCAATGATTTTAATTCAGATTCAATTTTCCTAACTATCACCTTATACTCTCTATTAGTCATTGCATCAAATAATAAAGACTCAATATTTGATTCTATTTTAGCCTGTTGTTCATCTAAAGAAGAGTCTTTTAACACTTCTACTGCAGATGATGTTGTCCCTCTTATGGTTGCATCAGCTGATGCTAATTTTATTTCTGAATTTAAAATTTCCACTTTTTCATTTGTTTGTATGTTATCTACTGCAAAAGACATTAACATCAAATAAATTTGTTACCATTGATGTTGATTGAAAAATTGTAGTTGCAGTTAAAGCAATAACTGTTGATTTAGTATATCTTTTTCTAGACATTTTTTATTCATCTCCCCTATTTATAGTTTAGAATATTTCTTGTAATTCCCCTATAGTCTATAAATATAACAGTATTTTTTACATTTATAGACCTCATTTTCTATAATAAGGTATAATATACACTTTTGTCTATATACTTTTTTAATATTTCCATAAAACCAGTAAAATTCTTATTTTAAAATTTTTAAATAAGTTGAAGTTGCTTTTGCTAAATTAAATTCAAATAATAAAAAAATAGAGAATGTCCCTTAAGTATTCAGACCAATAAATTGTTACTTGTATGTTGTATGAAGTTAAAAGTTTAAGAGAACTTGAGTATCCTATAGAACAATATTTTATTTTTAAAACATATCTTTTCTAATAAATCACAATAATAAAAATAGGGTAGCACATAATAAATTAATCTTATATGCTACCTTTACTGGTTTATATCATATTAAATTTTAGTAGCAACTCCATCTGAATCAAATCTATATCCATAAGCTACAGTATTGCATGCCATGGTTCCATTAGAATATAGTAAATAATCTTTACCGTAATCCTTTATCCACCCTGTCTGCATAGCTCCTGAATTATCAAAATAGTACCAGTTATTATCTATCTTCTGCCAACCTACTTGCATTGCTCCATCTTCATTAAAATAATACCATTTGTTATCAGTTAATACCCACCCAATTTTCATGGTTCCATCATTACTATCACCTAAGTAATACCAATTTCCTCCATAGCTATATTGCCACGAATAAAGCATATACCCTTGAGCATTGAATAAGTACCACTTATTATCTATTTTCTCCCATCCATTAGATGTATAACTACCATCTATATGTTTGTACCACCAACCAGTATTATCAAGTATCCAGTTCACCTTTTGTAGTACAAACAACTTCTCCTGTTAACCCTAATACTATTTCTGTAGCAATTACTTCTGGTCCAAGTGTATTATATAAATTCACATCTGTGCTATCTACAAAGCATATTTCTATAAGCATAGCTGTTGCCTTTGGCCTTTTAACCATAGCCAAACTTAAGCCATCTTTTATTCCTCTGTTTCTAAATCCTAAGTTCGCAATATTATTTAATACAGCTCTTGCCTGTGGTACTTCTTTAGCAGCATATGTAAATACTTCGGTTCCAATTCCACCCCCTGCATTAGCATGTATACTTACACACATATCTACATTGTAGTAATCTGCTTTAGTATAACGTTGATATAAGCTATCTTGAACGCTAGTGGCACTATCTGGCCTTAATTCAATAACACTATGTCCTAATGCTTTTAATTTGCTTATAACAAAACTTCCTACAGAATTAATTATTGTTTCTTCTGCAATATTTCCTACTGCTCCACGATCTTTACCTACTCCATGTCCTAAATCTATTCCAAATTTCATATATAACACTTCCTTATTAAATTTATATTATATAATGTGAAAGAGTAACCTAACTGGCTACTCCTTTAATTAATCATTTTTGCTTAACTGCTTTGCTGTCTGGTTAATTCCTACAGATATCCCCCAACAGCATATCCCCTGTAATATGCCATTAACAATTACATCTAAAGCTACTTTATATTGAGCATTTATTATACTTAGTAACACAGCAAAAGTAATTCCAAAAAGCATAAGAATTATAGTAATATACTTATCTGGTACACTATTTAAATTCTTAAGAAATACTCCCACAACATAAATACATGCAATTAAAATTGCTAAGTGACTTGGCACATACTCCATTAAATTCATTTCCATTTTGCATTCCTCATTTCTATTATTTTATTAAGGCAAACATTATGCCTATTAATCCTGTTATTACTCCACCTATTGCAGTTCTAGAAATCCACTTAATTGTATCCTCTAAGTCTGCAATTCTGTAATTTGCTACTTTAATTTTTTCATCCCAGTTTTCTGTATTTTTTTCTAGCAGTATTTCAATCCTTACTAGCCTTTCTTTAATTTCTTGTATAGTTTCCTGCTCATTCATATGTCACCTTCCTTTTTATATTTCCAAACGCTTGGATTTTTGAGCAAAATAAAAACACCTACTTGTGCTTAAACTTTGCTCTTATTACTTTTTATTTAATTACATTCTACTCTGTTGTAACTGTTTCTTCTGTAGTAGTTTCTTTGTATTTTTCTTCTACAAGCTGCATTAATTTTGTATATTCTTCTTGAGTAAGAACATTAAATGCAAAGAATACATTTAGCTTCTGTTCTGGCTCTTCCTTTGTTGAATAATATTTGTTATTAATTAAGTTTTCTAAAATTTTAGTCATTTTACATCTTCCTCTCTATTTTAATAAATTATTATAAGTTACATCCACTACAGCAGCCTGTGTTTTCAACAATTCCTGCTTTGTATTTTCTAATTCTTTATTCTTTTCATTTAATTCTCTCTTAAGTTGTTCTTTTCTTCTGTAGTTGCTTGTCTATCTGCCAAAATGAAGCTATTAGTCCTTAAGTCTACTCCTATAACTTCTTTAGTATCTGCAACTAATGCAGTTAAACAAGCATATTCTTCTTGAACTCCATTTTGAATAAATAGTAAGTCTCCAGTCTTTTGTTATACACTGCTAAAATTTTATTCATCTTTATATCCTCCTACTTTAAATTATATATAAATATTAATCACTAATAAATCTATTGTAACACCTACATTGGTATACTTATCCATTTTAAATTGTACCTTATCTTCATCTGGTAATAATTTTATGGCTGACCCACTTCCATAGGTATTACTACTACTCCCAGACCTAAGATAATAGTCTTTTGCTACCCCATCAGCATAGATGTTTGTCCAGTATCCATTACCAACGTCTATTACTATGTGTTTTCCATAAATAGTGTTTGCTATATTTGAACCAAATTTAAAATACTCCTCAGTTCCATATGCAGTACTTTTTGTAAAAGTATACTTCTCAATAGGCATACCACCTAAACTCTGTATTGTAGCATTACCTGTTCTAAGTACTCCATCTTTCCAGTACTTATATCCATTTAATACTTTAGTATCATCTGCTGTCGCTCCACCAGTTTGACTTGCTAAACTATTAGCTATAATTTGTCCACCAGCATAATAACCTTCCTGTAAATTAACAACTCCTCCACAATTTAAATTAGATGTCGGTGCACCTCGATTAACCATAGCACCATCTACTCGTCCATTATATCCTTCTCCATAATAACCAGCTAATAAATATTTAGGGATTAAGTTTCCACCACCCCCTTTACCCTGTAATATAAAATCCGAGCCATTATGACATAGATTATAAGGAATATTAGCTTTCATATTTGTAACTACATTTCCATTACTGTCCTTAATAGCCACTGCTCCAGAATTATTTAAGTTTAAACTACAATTACCATTACTTGCTGTTCCAACAAATAGCGTACATCTTGTACCCTTTCCTACTGCTTTTATTCTTGCACTGGCTCCTATATAAGCATTTGTTCCTGTTGCTTCTACTATCGGATAACTATCACTTGTCAAATCATTCAATCTTGTAGAAAGTGTTTCAATCTTTTTATTAATTTTAGATTCTAAATCATACAAATTTTGCAAACTTGCCAATGTCACTAATGGATCTATTTTTAGATTTATAGTGGTTGCATTACTAACCTCAAAAATTAATTCTATAGTTAGGTCATCTGTACTGCCTTCATCCATAGTTGGCTTATAACTTTCAGGATATTTGCTTATGGCCAATAAATTATCCTCTTCGTCAAACAAACCGCACTCTCTTATATAAAAACCCCCTTCTCCAGGAGGAATCATAGTTTGTACAACAATCCAATTAGGATTTTTTTCTCCTCCAGTAAGTACATTATTTACATTTCCTTCCCAAACTTTATGCACTAAATTAGTTTGAGATTCACTTGGTTCATAATAATTTCCGTTACCATCACCGACTTTTAATTTTGAGAAGTCAACCTTTTTCCCTAATACTGCAGCATTAGCAATTTTAGCTTTTCCTATATTGGTAACTAATGTATATAGATCCAATAAAATCACTCCTTTTCTTTTTTAGGATAAACTCTTATATGATGCGAACCTTTAATTATAGGTCCTGCAATACTAACTTTACCTTTACTACTTAATTTCTTTGTTTTCCATGGATACACTGTTACTTTGCGTCCAGATATACATGTAGCACCTACAAATACTTTACTTTTTGTTTTTGAAATAAGCTTATAATTAACTCTTAAATGCGCTGGAGATATTTCATCAATTATTTTATATAAATAATCAAAAGATTTATAAAAACCATTGTAAGAACTAAGTAATAGATTAAAATAATAATCTGAATCATGTCTATCAATATAAGCTTCACATTTACCAAATGCTTCTGCTGTATTTTTTAACATATACGTGTCAGATGTTCCGCGTCCTCTTTTAGCTCCTTTAATTCTATGTCTCCGTTCCTCTAAAGATAAACTAGGATTAAATTCTATTCCATATTTTATTTCATGTAATATCAATCCCCATGTTGCAGTATCAATATTAAACTGATTTAGTACATCTTGTATTTCTAAATTAAATCTTGCTAATTCCCTTGATTGTGCTCTATATACTGATGATATTTCCTTTATCTCAATAAGAAAATCTGGTATATATTGAGTTAGATTGCCATAATACCTTTCGAATATATCTTCACTAATTTCAATATCATGCATTACAGTACTACCTCAATTTCAACAGTACCAGTCACTGCAATTTCTTCATTAGATAGATTCGCATTTTCGGCACTACCATTTAATTTTAAATCTGAATAATCTACAACTCCATCTGTATCCAAAAGTACATTTCCTATTCTTGCAAGTGATACATACGTTGTACTATCAAAGCTTAGTTCACTTAAATATTGACTTAATACCTTTTTGAAATTATTCTGTACAATATCTTTTGTGTATCCAGTCATCAAAATTACATTTGCAGTAATATCTATTTCTTTTTCGATACATGATACTACAGTTACAGTTGAGCCTATTGGAGCCTGACCTCTTCCTTCACCTTCAGGGTATGGATCAAGGTGATTTTTAACATATTTAATTAATTCATCTGAAGCTGCTTTGTTTTCATCTGCTACTATTATTACCTTTACAGTTCCATTTCCATCTCTACCATTATTCTTATCCCATAGTGAAACAACTTTGCATGATTTCACCCCAATACATTCTTTTGACCATTTTTTATAGTGTGCTATATTACCACTTGTAGGTGGATTTTGTGCATTTTCTAAAATTCTGTATAGATAATCTTCATCTGATTCATCATCTACACCATCTTTAACTATTTCAGTGTTAGTAATCCGCTTAATTCCATTTAAATTCTTTGTAAGCACTGTTATTTTACCTTGAGCTACATTACCTAATTTTCCTGTTTTTAAACATTCAGCCACAGTTGTCGCTATCCCAGTAGAATCAATAGTAACGGTTTTTAATATTAAAAACTCTATAGCTTCATTATCTTCATCTGCTACAGTTGAAACTTTCCTTCCAGCACTTATTATTGTTCCTTCAACACCTACAAATAAAATTTTCTGTATTGATGCTTCTCCTGATTTTCTTGGTATTCCATCTGCCTCTCCTTTAAGATCCAAAAAACTTTCCTGTAGCTGTTTGTACTATTCCTAATTTTAATACCTGCAATAATGCAACCTTTTTTGCTTTTGCTATCTCTTCAGCACAAGGCCTTGTAGTACTCCAAAATATATCTCCTTCAATAGTGCTTATATCTTTAGGTGCTTCATCTATCATTCTTTTATGTATATCGTCTGCAGTTTCTTTAAAATATTCAGGAAGATAGTTATCAATTGATATTGTCATTAATAATCACCACACCTTCTGTGTATTTTTCAATATTTTACTTTGTCCATTAACCGGATTAACCCTGTATTTATAGTAAACTTCTCCATTTTTCCAAGTAAAAGAAAAAGAATCAACACTTTTTGTATTTGGATGCACCATTAATGCTTCCTGTGTGATTCTCGCAAGCTCCATTTCCGTAGCCTCTTTATTTAATTCCTTATTCAATTCTTCTCTACCAAACCTATAAGTATATGCCTTAAATCTATTTCTTATTGTCATTATAGCAAGTTGACACCATTGTATATAAGCATCATAACTATTTAATATTTTTACAGTTCCATCTGGATTCTTTATAAATGTCATTGTTTCAAAATCTATAGCATATGTACCCTTTTAATTCAAATGTAGAATTTTTCTTTTATAGTTACAGATTCAATACTATTTGTAGGAAATAAATTGGCCATTAGAAATCCTCCCAACAATAACAGCATTAATACCCATAACTGCAACTAACACTCTATCTCCTACCTTTATAGCCAATTGATTACTAGGTGTTTTTATTGTATGTGTATGTGATTCTAGACCACTAGCTGATTCTGTTGTAACATTATCAGTATTTTTCAGATTATCCAAAATCCAATAATCACCTTTAGGATATTCCTGTTTTATTCCATCTACTAGTAATCCACTTTCAGTTACAGTTGCTAATGCCATACCAGTTCCATAATTGGATGCTGCTATTGATTTGTTTGTATGTCCATGTACTACTCTTGCAATTTCATTATAAATATCATTTTGCATAAAATTTCCTCCTTATATCATCTAAAGTATACATAGCATTCATTGTCATGCTATCTGCATCACCTAAATTATGTGTGATTTCAGTTACGTAATAATCTTTATCATATAATGATACTTTGTCTCCTGCACGTATATCTGGAATGTCTTTAACGCATTTAAAAGTCCATGTATCTTCACCTGTAGAAAACATAGAGTTTGCTTTATCCTGTCCTGTTGCATAATCAGTTACTTTACTATCTTGTACTATTTTTTGTATAGTTCCATAATCATCAGTTCCTTGTTTGAATACTCCTACTATAGGCGAAATTTCTGGGCTTTCTTCTTTACTTTTATTTTCTCCAAGCACCTTTACTTGAGTTACAACTCCATCTAATGTGTTTTTACGACTTGGATCATCGATAATTCCATCAAGTTTATATATAACTTCATTTGTGCCTAGTTCAATTAAATCAAGAGAAGTGCCCATTCTGTAGCAATACAACTTTCCACCCTTTTGAGCTGTTTCTTTAAGATCACTCCACATCATTGTATATAATGAATTTTTTCTTCTATCTTTAGATAATCCTATTCCTGTATCTGCAAAATTTCCTATTGGTATACTCCAATCATTGCATATGTTAGTAGCTCTTTGAGTTGCTGTATGGCCATCATATAACAATAATTCATCTTCTGATTCTTCCAAATAAACAGTTCTTTCTTTACATTCAAGTGATATTCTCATTGTCTTATCGCTTTCATTTGTTGTCCAAATCACGCCTGAAAAATCTTCTTATTTTCTTTTGACCAGAATCCCTTATCGTAAAATTCTATAGAATCACCTTTTGTTAATCCTATTTTATTTGCAAGTGCATAATTTTTAATATTTCAAAATTCATAGTATAAGAAATAGTGTCTATGGATTCTTTAAGTGATCCAGATAATGATAATCCTTCTATCTTATATTTATTTTTCAATACTAAATCCACAATAAATCACCACCTACGCTTTAGTTACAAAACCTTTATGTACATATCCACCAGATGAGCCCCAATAAATTGATAACCAATCTCCCCACTGTTCATAAACCGTATATGTTTCTCCTTCGTATGCATATCCAAGTCCTGTACTATTTTGACTATCTTCTTCATATACAGTAGCAGTAATAACAATTTTTATTTTATCTCCATCAGAGTAAGTATCATCACCAAAATATCTATTACCATAATCAATTAGTCCACCTTGATATGAACTTTGTGAATTATCTATATATCCGATTAATAAGGGTTTGTGAGTTCTAAATGCTATACTGAAATATATATCTCCTACTTCTCCACCCCTTACTTCTGGGTCAAATTGACTTATATTTACTATCTCATTAATACTTAATTCTGCTATTATTAATCTAAGCTGAACTGTATCTAACTCTGCATCAACCCATTCATTAATTTTATTCATATATTGTTGCGGTGACATTGTTGGCATACATACACAATAACTTTCATTATATTCAATAGGAAATAAAGAATTAAATGATGTTTCTCTTATATTTTTTCCATATTGTTTTATATCAACTTCACCAACATTTAATACTTCTTCTGTCTTGTATCTTCTTTTTCTAGGTGCTGATATCTTTTCTAATGGATTAACTGGGAAGTGAATTGTTGTATTACTGAATTCTTCAATTAAATATATATCTATCTAAATCAGCTCCTTCCAAAACTCCAATCACTTGGGATTTTACAATAAAGAAAAGCACCTAGTATAAAACTAAGCGCTTTTTAAAATATATTATCATTATAATAATTATAACATTTTAACATTATTTATTTTCTCATGTTTTTCTCAAAATATTATCATGATATACCAAATTTAAGTAATTGTTCTAACTGTTGATCAACCACCTTGCATAAATTATACTATAATGTGCTATTTTTGGATATTTGTAAATGCATCTCTTAAATTCTGTCCAAATTGTTGCATTGCTTCCTGAATCATAGCTTCTACATCTTGATTACCATTTATATTTATATTCATTCCACCAAAGCTGAATTGATTTCCTCCACCGGCCATTGCTACTTGTGGTTGGTATACTTCTACCTTTTGTTGTGGTGTTTTTCTAGCTACTTCTTGTTGAACTGCCGCTCTCATGTCATTTACAGAGTTCATATGATTTCTTATTTTAGTTCCTTTTTGTAGATTTACTAAAGGATTATTATTATATTGTCCAATCACTGGAACTGTTCTATCAGCGAGTTCCCATCCTCTTTCATCTACAGTACTTAATCCTGACTCTGAATAATGGGTACCATTTGCATTTTCTGAAATTGCATCAGCTGCTCCTGAGAATTTATCTTTAAACCATTGAGAAACTTTTTTAAATATACTTGTAATAGTGATTGTCTTTCCGTCTGCTTCATTAGCTTTAGTAATTACTCCAGTAATTTCTGATGTTGTTTTTTGTGCTGTTCCATTTGTTGTTACATCTGCTGCAGTAATTGGTGGTACTTGATTTAATTCTTCTCTGGTATTTCCTATAGCTTGTATTACTCCACTTGCATCAGCTTTTATGTAAACTTGTGTTCCGTCAATTGTAGCAAATCCTTCTATAACACCATCTTCTGCCACTCGGACATCTTGTAATGCATCTAGTGTTTTTCCCATAACATCTTTTAATGCGTACGTTCCAGAATAAGTCTCCAATATGTGGGTTGGCTTATTTCCGCTTATTTTAGATAAAGTACTATTTATATCTTTATAGTTTTCGCTAACCTTTTCTAATATTTGCTCGTCTTCTGTCGAATAAAGTCCAGTTTCTCCATTAAGTAAATTTTTTACACCTACTATTTCTTTTGAGAGTTCATTAACAACAACTGCATATCTTTCTAATCTGCCATTTTTTTCATTCCTTAAAGCATATACTCCACTTTCTTTTATTCCGGTTAAGCCCGGAGTTTTTTCTTGCATCTTATCCAATGTCTCCCTACGATTTAAATCTACCTTATCTAATTTATCACCAGTATACTTATTTATACTACTAGCTGCTCCTGGATTCTGATCCATTATAATCTGATACATTGCTTGTTTCTCATTCCAATTAGAATCAGCATAAGAGCCTCTAGTATTTCTTAATTCATCTATACTCTTTTGTAATGATGATTTTATACTTTCTTCAGTTGTTTCTGATAATGTTTTTTCTAAAACAGCAATATTTCCATCCAAATCAGCAATTTTATCTTTGTATACATCGTCAATATCTTTATAAGAACTTTTAAGCAATTCACTCGCACTATCTGCATCTGTAACCTTGCTGGCATCTGTTGTAAATTTAGACTGAGCATATGCTTGATCATAGGTGTTTTTAGCATCTATAGCCTCTAATTTAAGACTATTCATTTGATCAATATATCCTTTTATTTCTTCTAATTCACTAACTGCCAATTCTCTATTATCAGCATAAGCCTGTGATGTTATATAATATACTTTATCCCTGGCAACTTGAATTTTTTCTGTAACATTATCATAATATTCACCTATTGATGAAACTGCCGAATCATTTTCTGAACTGTAATCTCCATCTGCACTTAAAGCATCTTTAAAACTTTGTTTCAGAATTTTCTTGTTTTCTAATGCATTAATAATATCATAGGCATAATCATTTATTCTGTTTGCTATTTTATTTTCTCTATCAGATGTTGAATAACCACTCATATCTATTTTTTTAATATTCATTAATAGTTCCGTTCCACTCTTTGCAGTCTCTCTTACTGCTTTTTGAACGAATCTGATATTCCTTCTCCGAAATCCGTATACTTTACTCCTGATTCTTGTAATTCTTTTGCTGATTTATAAGCACTTCCTGTAAATTTATTTATTATTTTTTCCCCAATAGTCAACTCTTCTGTAGCTGTATCTATACTCCTATTTATTAATGAGTTATAGCTCATTACTCCATACGCTGTTGTTGCAACACCTGCTGTAATTGCTAATCCTACTGGACTAAATAAAGCTGGTAATATTTTTGCTGCTAATCCTACTTTTCTTATTCCTACTGCTGTCTCTGTAGCATCTTTGGCTACACTTGCACCTTTGAATAATGATACTAAATTAGATATTCCACTTATTGAATTACCAATTGAACCAGCTATATTAAATCCAGCTATAGCTGTTACAACAGTACCAATTGCTATGGCAGTTTCTTTTATATCTTCTGTGTGATTAGATAAATAATCTACTGTATTAACTATACAATCTGTTATATCTGGTATCTTTCCAGTAAACCATGTTACAAACTGTTTTGCGTATGGTGCTAGTCTTTCTCCTAAAGCAATGTTCATTCCTTCAACAGCTGATTTAAGAATAGTCTATTTACCACTTAAAGAATCTAATTTTGTATCTGCCATTTTCTTAGCAGCTCCATCTGCTCCATATATTGCAGTAGTTAATTTATCATAATCAGATGTACCTGCATTAATTATTGCAAGCATTCCAGACATTGCTTCTTTTCCAAATAAATCACTTGCAGCAGCCGCTTGTGTAGCTGTATCAAGACCACCCATTTTCTCTCTAAGCATATCCATTACACCTTTAAGCGACTTCATATTTCCTTCACTATCAGTTAGTGATAATTTATATTTTTCCATTACTGCCGCCATAGTTTTTGTAGGTGATACCATATTAACTATAGCATTCTTAAGTGATGTACCTCCCATTGACCCCTTTACACCTGCATTGGCCATTAATCCTAATGCAATACTTGTATCCTCAATACTGTACTTCATAGCTCCCATTGTAGCACCAACATATTTAAATGATTCTCCTAAAAGTCCTATATTAGTATTTGCATTAGCACTTGCTTGGGCCATAACGTCACTTAAATGATTTGTATCACTTGCTTTCATTCCAAATGCTGTTATAGCATCTGAAATAATATCACTTGTACTTGCCAAATCTTCACCTGAAGCTGCAGCTGCATTTAACAAACCTGGCATAGCTGAAATAATATCGTTAGTTTTATATCCTGCCATTGCCAGATAATTCATTCCTTGGCTTACTTCTACTGCTGAAAAAGAAGTAGTCGCTCCTAAATTTTTAGCTGTATTAGTAAGTTTACTTAAATCTGCTTCTGTAGCTTGACTTGTAGCCTGTACAGTTTTCATGCCATATTCAAAATTACTAAATGTATTAATTGCTGTAGTAGCACCAAATCCCCCCATAGCGAGGGTACCTGCCAGTGCTATGGATATTACCTTTTTTGATCCTGCCTTTAACCATGAAGTAAGCTTATTATTTGCTTTTTCAATAACACTACTAGCTTGATCTTCTGCTTTTACTTTAACCTTTGCTTCTTTATTGTTTAACTTCTCAGTAGCACTCTTTACTTTATCCAATCCAGAAGTAGCATTATCTTTAAGCTTTGCTGTAGGGCTTATGGTTTTATCTGATAAACTCTTAGTTTTAGATTCTAATTTCTCTAATGGAGATGACATCTTATCATTTAACTTTGCAGTAGGACTAGCAGTCTGATTTCCTAAATCTTTAAGCTTCTTTTTTGCTTTTTCTGCTGTTTCTTCTACTTTTTTAACTTTATTAGATGATTCTTTATCTCCATTAACATTAATTTTTATATCTAATCTATAGATTTCTTTAGATGCTATTGCAATCACCTCCTACTTTCATATATAAAGAAAAAGGGTGCCTTTTACAGCACCCTATAATTATTACTTACTATTACGTTGTTTAACTTCAATAGCAGAGAATGCAAATAACAACTTTCTTGTCATATAATCTTTCTTCATCACATCATCCGGAGACATATTATGAAGAAGAAATAAATTATATAAAGCAGCTATTGATCCTCCACTACTTATTAGTTTTTTATATCATCTTCTGTAACCTCTACATCTTCCCCAAATCCACTTAATTGAAGAATAGATTCTACTAAAGCATTCTTTTCTCCAGCTAATAATTTCTTAATTATAAACTGTTTTCCTTCACTCAATTCATATTTAGCAAGCAATTGTGTATTATTCCAGTTGAAATTAGTAGTAGCTGCTATAATAACTCCAGCATCATATTCTGCATTATCTAATTTTTCTTCCCACACACCTCTAATTTTTCTTTTTCTAGTGCATTCTTTTCTTATTCTGCTTAATTCATCTCCTGTAAGACCTTTAAGTTCTAATTGTATTCCAAGCCTTTCAAGCCTTGCTTTTCCTTTAGGTGCCTCAATTTCTTCGCCCATTAATTTTGCTAATATGTCCTCTTCCTTTGATGCTAATTGTGCTTGTTGTTCTTCATTTAATTTTTTCATTATAATCTCTTCCTCTCTTATTCCAATTAATAAATAGAAAAGAGTAGGCATCTAATGCTCTACTCTACAACTTAATCAAAGTTTTAATCAGTTTGTACAATTTTATCAAGTAATTCATATCCATCAAATACAAATGGGTATTCATTTTCAATTACTTCTCCTGGTTTAAAGTTTATAAGACTAATCTTTGTTACTCTACAATTTTTAAGTCTTATTCTTTCATAGCCATATGCTTCAGGATCATCTAATTCAGAAATTATTTCAAATTTTTTGAATCCATTTTCTATCATTTTTGAAGTAACTTTAAATTCTTTAAGTGCACCAGTTCCCTTTTTAGCACCAGCTTTATGTCCTGTCCATTCAGATCCACAGGTTAAAAGTTCTTTCATGTCTATTTCTACATCTGCTGTTGTTTCACTTACCTGTGTCTGCCATTCACCATCAACAAAAATCTTTCCATATGTACCACTACATACTCTTGAAGCATCTAATTCTCCAGACATTTACTACACTTCCTTTCTTATTCAGCAATTATTCCTGTTCCATATACTCGCTTAAGTTTCTTGTAATGAGTGACTTGCCAAATCCAATACATTTCATCAGCTTCTGCAGTTGCCTGCTTTTCTTCATCAATTTTTACAACAAAATCATCTGCGATAATTCCATTGTTATTTAATGTTTCAAAATACTTTTTAAGTGAAGATAATGCAATAGTTCTTCCTGTATCATTACCATCAACTTTTCCTGAAATCTCAAATCTTTTAGCCGAAGTATCTTCATTTACTGTTTTTAAAAAGATAACAGTCTGTATCGTTCCAAATGCCTTTCCAGCTTCATCTTTGTAAATCTTATATGTATTTACATCATCAGCAACAACAACTCTTCCACCATCTTCATAAAGTACAATAGTACCATTTTTAATAGCTGATGTTATTTGGGTTTTTGATAATTTAGGCGTTACGGAATCAAATATTGTAGTTTCATTACTAATTGATTCTTTAAGGCCCTTCCCAATTGCTAATGCTGCAATATATACTAATACTTCTGCACTATTGTAAGTAGTGCCATTATAAGTAGCTGTACCTAGATATAAATTATTTACAAGATAATCATTATAATCATTAGATCTTTGGTTAGCATCATCTAGTGTTTCAGAATTATTTACTCCAGTTACAAAAATAAGAAATATATCTCCATTTTCCTTACACTGAGTATTCCATGTTTGGATAGCTGCTTGTAATGCAGAATCAGCATATCTATCTATAACAAAAGCATCTTTTTCATAACCTTCAAAGATAGCCATAGCATCTATATAATCTTGATTTGTTATTCCTGCAGTTCCATCATTACCACCAGTAAAATTCTTAGTAGCAACATTATCTAAAGTATTCGTAGTTGAGCTTACTTCACTTGTCTTAGCCGTAATATATGTGTTTGCTGTTGCATTATTTATTGTCTTTGCAATTTCTGCAAATGTTCCACTAACAGTAATATTGAATAACTGTTTTGATCCTTCATAAAGGATTATGTTTTTCTTATCTGAATCTGCAACATTAGTTTTTACTGTTACCTTAAAATCTCTAGTTGTTGGATATACAGTTTCTAATGTAATAGCATTTAATGGCGATGAATCTGTTGTTTGAAGTACTAAAGAAGCTTTTGATGCACTTGAATCTGCCAGTCTATATAGCAATAATTCTTTAGGTTTACCTAATAACGCAAGTTTCCCTAGTTTATAAGCTGTATAATTGTCATCGGTTCCAAATGTTGCTTTAAGAGTATTTTCTACATCATTATTTATTAAAACTGGTTCTTTTATTGGTCCCCAGTTGGCTGTTACTGTTAAAGCTAATGTTCCTGTTGTACCATTTGCAATTGTCGCTTCAGCAGCAGTCTGGAATCTGTTATAAAAACCTGGTATTTCAGGTTTATTATCTGTTCCCCATGTTCCCTTTGCCATTATTTAACCTTCTTTCCTAAGAAATTTTTCACCATCTTATCTACTTCTATTTTTGTAAATTTCTCTTCTTTTGAGCAATTAGAAAAAGCACCTGCTAATACTATTTTTGTATAGCCAAGTGCTTTTGCATTTTCCATATATTCCTCTACAGAAAACTTTTCTTCATTTACTGTAGTTTTAATTGTAGATGTAGCTGTTTCTTTTGTGGTAACATCTTTATTTACATCAGCCATTATACAGCCTCCTTCCTATTTAATAATTCCCTTTCCAATAATGTTTTTTAATTTAGGCGTATTATCTTCTATCATTTTCTTTTAAATAACTCAATAGTCAATTGACCCTTAGTTATCATATCTGCCTCTTTGTCTTCAGTTATACTCTTAATAGTAAGATATCTCCTATTTTCAATATCATAAGGTATTTTCAAATCAGTAATTAAATGTTCCTCGATAGTATCAAGAATCTGTTCTATTTCAGATTTATTTTCACTTACCACATGACATATAAGAGTTTTTTCTTCTCTTATAACCCTGTTTGTTTCTCTCATCCTATCCTTATTAGTTACTCTCCATAAAATTGAAGGTACTTGAAAATTACTTTTCCAGTTATTAAGATATATAGGAATATCAATAATACTTTTACTATAATTACTTAAAGCATCAAGCCATTTATCTTTATTTTCTTCAGTGTCTTCATGTAATGCAATAATAGTAAACTTTAAACCTTTTGCTATTGCATTCCACTCTTCATCTACTATATCTTGTCCTATAATCCCATCAAATTTGCATGTAAAACTCTCGCCTGTTTTAGGATTAGTTATTACTTTTAAATTTAATGCTTTTATTGACTGCTCTGCTAATTTATCTAAACTCTTAAAAGAAAGTCTTTCATCATACAACCATATTTCAATACTTCTCTTAAATCCAACTACTTCCCCATTATCTGTATCGTCTTTTGCAACAACAACAGAATATGGCTTTTCTGTCTGCTTGTCTGGTACATTAGGTTCATAGCATCCTTTAAGTTCCGTAACTTCTTTGAGTAACTGATTTCTTATTGCTAGCCTCATATATTAATCACTCCAATACTTACCAACAGCTTCTATTATAAATTCTTTATTATTATTTAAAGTATCTTTTAATATTGGCATAGGCTTAATACCTTTTACACTCTTAGCAAAATGTCTTTCCCCATCAGTATCAACCCAACTTAATACTTTGCCTTTTACTGGAACTATCTTTTTACCAGTAGGTCCGTATATACCAGTACCTTTTTCAAGCCATTCTCCATATTCTGTGCCATGTGCTAAATATACAGAATACTGGCTGCCACCACCCTCTACTCCACCATTTATTCCATTTCTAGCATGAGAACTTCTATCTTTCCAGTAAGCTTTTTCTTTAGCTTTATTAACAAGCGTAGGTGCTATAATTCCTCCAAGTAACATTCCCATACCAACTTTTTTCCTGTTAATATAATCAATAACTTTAAAACCCATGAAATCAAGTCCTTTCTAAATCACACAAGTAACCACATAAAGTATCTTCGATTATTATTGGGTAAGCTCCTGTAACTTTTATATGTCCTTCTTTAGACTCAAATTCAACAACATTCTTTTCATCTATCTTTATTTCATTCTCATTATTTAAAATCATCTTATATTTATTTGTAGTATAAGATGTTCCTTGAGTTTTACTTTCAATTGTTATTTTGTTTGAATTATCTTCTAAATATATTATTCCAGTATAAGTTATTATATTTTCAACTTTCTCATAAGCACCATCTACAAGAACCTTTTCTGCATACTTAACATCAAATGTAGTAGGATTTATTGATATACCCTTATTGATTGCATCTATAATCTTTTTAGATTTTAATCTAGCCATTAACAGCCATCTGCCCTTCTCATAGATGTTTTATATCCACTTGTTACAGTTGGATTCAATTTCGACTGTTCTGCTATATAATCAGCTTGATAAATAGATGCAAGGTTATTCCAATAATCAGGATCAGCATCTTCTATTTCTATAAGACCAACTTTTATTTTGCTATCTGTATTAGCTTTCATTAAACAGCCTCTCCAACTTGCTTTTAATACATTGTTGTCATTGACTGCTAACAGATTGTTTAACTCTTCATCGCTGAATACAGGATATTGACTTTCATTTAAATTGATCTTTAAGATGTCTAAAGGTGTAAGCGCCATGACTATTCACCTTCTTTTCCTGCTCCATTGTCTTCTCCTGTGTTATTATCAGTTCCATCGGCTTCTCCACTATTGTCTTCTGCAGGAACTTCAACTTCTTGTTCTTCTATTTCTGCATGTTGCTTTAATTCTGCAACATCTTTTTCAGCAATTTCAAATTCTTCATCTTTATTAATGAATTTACCACCATATTTTAAAAATTTATTAGCTGTACCAATATATTTTTTAACTGTTATTGTTCTTTTCTTCGCCATACTAATTACTCCCTCTCTCATATAATTAAAGAGCAGCTAAATATTAACTACTCTTTATTAACCTACAGTTGCAAAGAATACTTCATCTGCTCTATCAAAACTTACAATAGGCATTACAGATACTTTAGTATCAACTGTAACTGGATCTTCTTTAACCATTGTTGTAATTGCTGTTCCTGTTCCAACCATAGTAGTATCAAGTTTTCCTGAACCATGTGTCTTGTCAAATTCTTCAGGTGTAACACCATAAACTGTATTTCCTAATGTTGTTCCGCTCATAAGAGTAACTTTATTGTTTTCATAATATTGTACTGCTGATGCTCCTTCATAAGGATAGTAAGTAGAATCATCTAAGAATACAACTGTTATTCCCATAACTTCTTTAGCAAACTGTAAATAATCTTTTTGAGATAATATTCTGTTCTGATTCATAACATTACCATTTAGATGCCCTTTAATTGCAGTATTAACTAAGAATGTATTATCAAATGTTGTCTCAGTAAGCATTAATGTTGTTGGTTTTGGGTAATTTTCATTAGTTAATACCTTCTGCCATTTCTTTACGTCTCCAACTATATCTGCACTTGGATTAGTCCACTTATCTGTAGATGTTAATGTGACTTTGTGGTTACTTGGTACTCCATAATCAACAACTACTCCTCCATCATTTGCATCTGATGAATAATTTATTACTCCATTCTGAACAACCTGTGCTGCCATTGCTTTTGGAATAATATCTGAACCCTTTACCAAATTAACCTGTCCATCAAAAATTTGATCAGATATTGCTTTAACTAAATTCTCGTTATTACATCCCATTGCTGATATTAATTCTCTTCTTGTAGTTTCATCAATTCCTGTTGATTCTTTGAAGAATGGTATTTCTGTGCTTTGTACTGTGATTTCTGCAGATAAGCTTCTCATCTTAGCAGCTACATCAAAAGTACTTTGTCTTAAAGCAATTGGTTTCTTTTTAGCACCTTTTGCATTTTCAAGTTTTGTTCCTAATACTTTTTTAGGTTGAAATAGTGATTTTTCTAGTGTTGGCTCTACTGGTAACTCTTTCATGTAAAGAGCTATGTTTTGTGAATTTATAAAATCTTGTAAATTCATATGTTTTTACCTCCTTCTATTTACCAAATATAATCATTGGCATTGCTGCTTTTTCAACTGCTTTATTAGTTGTATCTAATTTAACAGCACTTTCATAAACTGCACCATGTACCATTACTGCTGCAATTTCTATAGCATTGTCTGCTACTCCATCGGCTGATGCAGAATTTTTGAAATTTAAATCCTGATATAATATTCCATATGCTGTTGTTGAACCAGGTGTATCTCCACTAACTCCTGTTGTAACAGCAACTTTACCATCTGCTGAAATTAATGTTCCAGCCTCTAATACTTCCTTATCATTTAGTTTTGCTTTTACATCTGCTTTTTTAATTTTAATAGGCAATGTAATAAAGTGATCTCCTGCAATTAATCTAAGCTTTTTATGTGATGCTCCAATTGTATATGAACTTTGATGCATATACTCATTCCTCCTTTAAATTTAATTTTTAATTAGCTGCAAATGAACTAATATCTTTTACCTGTTTTAATGATTCTGCCTTATCTTTTCCTAGCTGTGTAGCAAAATTAGTGTTTGTTGGTTCTTTACCCCCATTATCTGCTCCACCAGTAACAAATGAGCCTGTTCCCTTTGGATCAATATTGAATAGATACTCATGAGATTTCTGTAATGGTTCAAGTTGTTCTTTTAAACCTATAATTGAATCTCCATCAACTTTTAACTTATCATTATCAATAAGTGCCATAATAAGCTTTTTATCTTTAACATTAAAAGCTCCTAGTCCTTTTTCTAACGCATTATTAAAAGCAATATCTGATAACTTCTTCTCATAATCATCTGTTATTGTTTTATTTTTGTCTTCAAGCTCTTCAACTTTTTCTTTTAAACCAGCTGCATCTTTAAACTCATCTTTAAGATTAGATATTTGTGTATCTCTCTCACCAATCTGTTTCTTATATTCCTTAGCCTGTTCATTCACCTGGTCGAATCTACTTTTAGGAACATATTTACCCTCGCTTACATCCTCAAAGTCCTGTTTATCTAATTCTTTCTTTTTATCATCTGGTAAAGCTTTGTATGCTTCTTCACCTATTATGTCTTTAATTTTTGCCATTATATATTTCCTCCATTTCTATTATCATTTTTTAACGTGTTAGGTCCACGATAGAAATTAATCAGTTCTTTAATGTCTGCTGATTAAAAGACATAATAAAAAGCCTTATTTCTAAGACTTTAGTTCATAGGAACAACATATATATTCATAACATTTATTATTGCGCTTACCATCAGTTCCACTATCATACGGACAGTTTATTATAGGTGTCTTATTATTTCTATATATACATTCTACACTGTAACTACTACCTAATATATTTGCATATTTACATACTTTTAGATTTTCTATTTTGGGAATACGATAGTTATTTTTACTCATATCTTTTGCTATTCATCAGTTTACTCATAGCCTGTTTATGAATATTTATATTATCTTCAAGTGCAATATTTAAAGCTTTATTCATTTCTTGAGATAAATTGCGATTTAAAACTTGTTTAATTCCCTCAATGTTCTTTTGTAACCTTCTAGTTAGAGTATTATCTAACTTTATTAAATACTTAGTTTCACAATGAGGACATTTAATATAAGTTTCTGATATCATTGCTCCTAAATATTTTTCCTTAATTTGTGGCTCAAATTCATGTTTACAGTTTGGATTATCACATATAACCTTCACTATTCTCATCCCCTTTTATTTCTCCAATCGCTTGGAATTTTAAAACATACTTAATTGTTCCATCTTCTTTATAGTTAATAGTCTTGCAACTGTGTTTATAGTATCAATAATCTTTTTCTTATCATCAATACAAGCATCTTCCCATTTTGTATATCCTAAGTTAGCAAATACCCATTGCTTAACAATGTCATATTCTTCATCTGTATTTATAAGAGCTCTAATCATCTTACTATAATCAAGTTTCATCTTATGACTTGGCTTGTACATTTTCTTTGCATCTTCTGTAAGCCTTTTAAAATCATCTAGTGTGTTTTTTAATTCTTTTATGTCCTGTTGAGATGAAATTAGTTGAGTATTTTCTTTTAATAATTTTTTCGCATTGAATAAAATAATTTCTATATTCATGTGACTTAGTAGTTCTTGTCATCATAGCAATGTGTTTAGCAAACTCTAAAGATATAGCAAAATCCATAGTTTCATTACCTTCAACATCATGTTGAACCCCTGTCCAATCTATATTTTCTTTAAAGAATTCATTTTCTTGAATGTTGCTTTTGTACCATCTTGACCAAACAGCTTTATTTAATCCTAATCCTAAATACAATTCTTTAGCTGATACCAATTGTTCTCCATTTTCATTAGTTTTAATTTTGATCAATTCATTTTCCATATTGTTCATCTATCCTTACTATTGATTAATTGCATAATAAAAAGAATAGGCGTTAGGAACATACCCTAACATGAGTAACCTATTCTATATGAGAGCTGTCGGTTATATGGTATCTTGTCCTGTATAACCTTCTCACATAAAATAAAAAAAGATAGGTGGGGGACTTCTCTAATCCCAAATCCTATCTTGAACATAATAAAAGCACCTAGATTTCTCTAAGTGCTAAATTCTTACTATAATTATTATATCATGTGTATCTTTTAAAATTTCTCAATTTTTTCTTCATTTTCTTTCTCATAATTTAAACTTAAAAATAGCACCTACTCATTTTTCTAAGTAAGTGCATCTTAATCTTCTATTGAAAATTCATCCTCAGTATACAATTCTTCATTGAAACTATTATAAAAATTTTTAAATATCTTTTTTTTGACTTTCTGTTGCATCATCTTTTAACCGTCTATTACCATTATCATCAATAAATGTGCAGTTAATTAATTCAATTGGAAAATCAATCATTAAATATCCCTCCAATCTTTTTCTTTAATATTTTAACAACTTCTTGTGCAAGCTTTCTAGGTTCTTTTTCAGATATTGCCTCTGCCAAAAAACTCTTTAGTATTTTTTGTTCCGTATTCACTTAAATTATCAACTATAGTTTTTTTAGTATCTTTTATGTCTAAATTCATTAAAGCTTCTTGTTTTATTTCCGCTGATAATTCTCCATTACTTATAGCATTAAATACATTTTTTATCAAATTTGAATTATTACTATCAAAATCGACACCATACATTTTTAAAGTAGATGCATATTCAATCATGTGTCCTAATTCATGCTTTACTATACCATCTATGCTATCCTTAGGTGTCCACCATTTTGCTTTAACACATCTTTTAATCATATCATCAATATCATTTAAATTATTCAAATCATCTCTTGATAATTTTAACACTGTATTTAAAATTCCATTTTTATAACTTATCTGTGCACTTGCTGGTGCTCCAGATTTACATGTCTTAATCTCTTGTATAAAACCTTTTAACATAGGATATTCATCATAAGTTTTAGTTAATGTTTTATTAATTCTATTAACTACACTCAAGTCTATTCCACTAAAACTAACTTTATTAAATTCTAAACTATTAATAGAATACCTCTCTGCTTCTTTTATGTTTGTTGCTTCTTTAAAAGATTTTTTATTATTTATTATATCATCTTTTCCAACATTTGTATTTATATTTTTATTCTTTGATTTAGGTATATTAATATCTATAGTTCCATCTTTTCCATTAACCTTGACTGAACTACTGGTTTTATTCTTAATATTATCTTCACCTTTATTAAAATCTGTACTCCAACTATCTAACTCCTTATCTTCATTACCTTCAACCCATTTATTTATTCTTGCTATTGCATCGTCAATATCTGCAACTTCTTCTGTAAAATAACACAGACAGTTGGGATGTTGTAGTGGTGTTTCTTCTGGTTTAAATATTTGTCCATTATAATCATCACATATATCTGTTTTACCATGCATACGAGCACTATGACTTGCACTTAAATTCCACCTTAGCCCTTTACTAAAAGGATTTTTCTTAGCATTTTGAATTTGTGTTTCTGTAGCTGCATGAGTAATACTGGTTCTAGCTAATCTTTGAGCCTGATATGATATCTTATAACTATTGAAACCTGCCTTAAAATTATTTGTAACAATTCTATTATTAGGGTTAATAAGCAATTCCAAATCATTAGCCAGCTTTCTAGCATTGGCTCCACTGGCAATATTCATTTTTATAAATTCATCTATCTTATTTCCATTATCTAAAGTTAGGTTCCACAATCTTTTACTTAATGTCTTTCCATCTTTGTAATATTCACCTGCAATTAGATTTTTAACAACAGTATTTGAATAACTATTAATATTATGTTTAACTATCTCACTTAACTTTCTATCTTTTGCAACTTGATCTACAAAATCTAATATAACTTGTCTTTGTATAATAGAACTTTCCATCATATTATCTTTAATATTAGGATACAGTTGCTTATATAAGTCTTTAGTATAATCATTAAGTAATCTTGCAATATCTATATCATGTACTCTAGTTCTACTTATATCAGGTAATTCTAATATCTCATTAATCAATCTATTGGCAGACTTAGCATATATATGATTAATTTGCCTCTTCTGCTCCAATGTTAATCGTAAGATTTTCTTACGAACTTCTAATACTTTCTTTTTATAAAAACTCATGGTTCTTCACCACTATTCTTCATCATCTATATCATCTATTTCACTAGTAATATCATTCATCATAGAATCTTGAGCATTTTGAAGTAGGCTTGTTTCCTGTAATATTTCATTAAAGTGCTCTTCGTAATTTTCATCATCTGAGTAATCCTTAATATAACTTTTATGACTTCTTACTTTAGCTACTACTTCTTCCATAGCAAGTCTCTTAGCATCTTCTTCATCCTCAGGGATAGGGTAATTCTTGTTAATAACAATAGAATATTGTAGTTCATCCCAAACATGATTCCAATCGCTATAGCAATGGAATTTGCTACATGCTTCAACAATTAGTCTTAGCATACTTCTTATTGTAGGTTCCCAATCATTCCATTTTTCTCCACACCTAGCTACTAATTCAGTATAGATATACTTTATTGTTTTTGCACTTGGAACGTCCTTTAATTTCTCATCGGTAGGTATTGCTAATTTCTCATGCATACTATCATCTAACATCTGCAAATACATTTTTATCGGCTCTGCATTACTAAACCCACTTTCTACTCTTTTAACCTGCGCCTGTTTTGTTCCTTCTTCTTGGTTAATACTTTTTATAGCCATTAAGCTATTAGGTGCTATATTGCATTTATTAACATCATCTTCATCACCATCAATAATTACTGTCTGTCCAAATAGCAAGAATCTAAGTGCATCATTGAAATCACTTAATCTTCTATTATAAGCATTTTGTAATGGCTTCAAGTCTTTAATATCACTACACCCAATAATATTATTAGGACTTTGTTCATTTACTATAACCCAGCAAGGTATTTTGCTAAGTCTTGTGTTCTGTTCTTTTATATCTATAGGTGTATCAAGATTATCCCCCTTATACGTTTCTGTTTTTAAATGACAGTATCCACTATTCATATAGTAAGTGTATCTATACCATAAATTATTAGTCTCATCATCTTTCTTATTCTTTGAATCTTCCCTTACAAAAGTAACTGATTTTAATTTACTTGAATCATAAGAGTCATTCTTATAGCTGAAATCATCTATAGAATGATAAAAGAGCTTTACTGGTTGATTAGGATTTGCTTCTAATCTCAATAAAACTCTTTTAGTTACTGTTGCTAATCTGAATGCCTTTAAAGTATTACTCCAGAACTTATTAGCATTTAATATAGCATCTATATATTGCCTTAATTCCTCACAATTATCTTTATACTTCTTATCGTAAGGTTTAAATAATATGTCTGGTGACTTTCCAAACATAAACCTTGCCTGCTTATGAATCAATGGTTTTATTTTATTATCTATTATCTGACTTGGAACATAATCAAGATCATCTACATTCATCCAGCTTTGACCTAAAAAATCTCGATCCAATAATGCTGCTCTTTTATGTTCACATTCACCTAAATAAAATATAAAATCCTTCTTAGCTTTTCTTCTTTCACTCTTTTCTGAATGACTTAACTTTAACAGCTGCTCTTTCTTATTTCTATAATTATTATCAAATATTGATTTATCTATCATTAGAATACATGTCCTCCTTTTTTCTTGTTATATCTTTGCTTTGACTTTAAACCTACTCCCTTGTTATAAACATCATCATCATATTTTCCAGAAACCTCAATTTTAAGCTTATTATTTATTGAATATCTAAGCGCTGCCATAGCATCATCCATAAATTCAACTGGTTCGTCAAGATACAATCCTGTTTTTTCATCTTTTTTCCACTTCCACTGTTGAATTTCAGATATAGTATTCAAGCATGACGGATGTATATGAATCTTTAGTTGTTTCAAATAATCTATTTGTGCATGTACACTTCCTGGCTTTTTAACTACTCCTATAGCCTTGTATCCTGCCTTTTTCCACATTTTAATTCTATCTGGTTCAGCACTATCACAGTACATAATCAAGTTCTTTTCTAATCTTTTATTATTTGCTATAGTTATAATTTCTGATGTGTCAAGTTCATGAACATATATCTCATTACATATGTATAATTCACCATCTTTAAATCCAATCCTCAATATTGCATTAGCATGATTGAATCCGAAGTCCTGACTTAACCTCATTTCATCAAAACATGAAAAATCTGTAGGAAACTCTTCTATAATAAAATTGTGAAGTATAGTTCCTCCAGTTTCTCCCCATTCTCCTAAACCATACACTTTATATCCTTCAGGATCCTGGTCTTTTCTCATCATCATTCTTCTATGGTATGCTTCATCTATAAATCTATTGGTTAAATATGTGCTATGATGTGAAAATATATCTTCGCTCTTATAATCAAAATACTTTCTTTTTATCCAATGCATAGCTGATACTGGATTGAATGTGAATGTTATTTGATAATACAGATCATGATTATCCAGTCTTCCTCTAAGTCTATCATCTAATATATCAACATCACTTTCCATGAGTTCGGTAGCTTCCTCACACCATATCCAGGTTAATTTGCCATGAGGGAAATTTATTGATTTTAATTTTTCTCTCTGTTTAGCATCATTTACGCCTCTAAATATAATTGAATTACCTGTTACCTTGCTCGTTATTTCTAAAGGGCTCAATTTCATAATCCAATAATCTTCTGCATATTCACCATATATTCTATTAATAGCACCTGTAAGTTCAGCATAAGTAGAAAATTTATGGGTGGATTCTGATTTTCTTACTACAAGTAAATTAGCACCCTTATATCTAATATTTCCTAGTTTTAAAATATAATCTTGTGCTACATTTACAGATTTTCCACTACCCGCTGAACCTTTCATTGCTCTGTATCTTTTTCTAGTTTTATTTGAATCTTTAAATATCGGATTAAATTGTGCTTTAACTGTCTCCATCTTCATCACCATAATCTATAACAATTTTTAATCCATCTTTTTTATTGTTCTTATTGGCTCTTGTAACTTCATTTTCAAGTTTGGCATTTTGTAATTTCCTATATTCTAAATCAAGTTTAATCTTATCTTCATCAGATAATAAATTAAGATGCTTATTAAGGAAATCAAGTGCTTTCATTTTATCTGCAAGCTTTATCTTTATACCATCTTTTCCTTCACTTACCTCTGTAATTAATGACGTATCTACACTTATACTCTCCTTTAAATCAACATAGCTATATTCTTTTATCTTTTGTTGTCCAGTATCAGGATCAATAACTGGTGTATTAACTCCATCTTTATCTTTTGTCCATACTCCTTTTGTTTTCTTGCCAAACTTCAAATAATCACCTAAATCTGCAAATGCTATATCAATGTATTTTTGGAGTACTCCACTTTTTAGTGCTTCCTTATTGAACCTTATTTTTGTTAATTCATCTATTTGTTTCTTTATACAAGGATTTACAAGGAGTTTATATCCTTCTGCATTGGCTGTTTCATAGGTGCACGTATAAGCCTTTAAATATGCTTTTGTTGCATTAAAGCACTTACTATAGAAAATGCAAAAGAGCCTCTGCTTATCCGTTAATTCTTCATTATTCATGACTTCTTTAACTTCATCAGCAATAGGCTCTTTTATACCACATTCATTATTCTTTTTTGCACCTGCACTCTTTTTATTTTGTGTGCATACTTTTTTACTTTTTGTGTGCATACCTTTTTTATCCTTGCACCACTTATATCTAGTCTTCCATGACTTAACTGTATTGATAGATACATTGTATTTCTCTGCTATTTCTTTATACTTCATACCATTAATATAATCTTCTTCTGCCAGTTCATAATTTCGTTTATCCATATCTCACTGTCACCACCTCGCTCTGCTAATATATTATTTATCTTCTTTTTTCACTGTTCTTAAAGCAATTTTCTAAATCTTTATATATATTAAGATTTACTACTTCTCTTATACATGTCCTATGTCTGTCACATGCTGGATTATCCCTTTTACATATGCATCTTACTTCATTAGTGCCTTTCTTATATCTTAAATAACATTTAATTTTCACTTTCTCCACCTTCTTTCTAATTTATTACATAAAAAAGAACCCTATTTTTAGAGTTCTTTTTGTTATTACTTCATTTCTTTATAGTATATTTTTTGAAATTTAGCAATATCCTTTGCAAGCTTTTCTGCCTCATTTTCAGTATACTTCGGAAAATATTCATTATTTATTAATGCAACTATAACATCTTTTAATTGTTCTGGATTCATTATCTCACCCCCTTCTTCTATAATTATATATAGTATCCCATATAATTCTAAATAAAACCAGTAAATAAAATATTCTGTATCTACTGATTCTCTAAGATCTGCACTGTAACGACTAAACATTGCTGTAATCCCTGACTAGCATTACATATTCATTTATACAAGGGGTTTAAGAATTTATGTTTGAGGTATGTAAGTGTTCATGTTAGGGGGCATGTCTTACTGGCTACCTCTTACTTAATATTATAACTGTTAACTAAATTTATTTTTCTCGATTTCTTCTCACTTTTTTATCATATTTACTCAGTAAATATCGATTCTTTATAATTATCTATAATCTCCACACATGTATCTATACATATAAAAATCTTTTCGCTGTATATCATGCTTAACTGTTCCCATATTTCTATCGCCAAATTGCTAAACACATTATTTTTGATTGCTTCATAGTCCTTATCTATTCTTATTATTCCAAGCGTATTTTTATACATATCTAATTACTATACATAATATTAAACAAGCTATAAGCTTTAATATTGTTATAACCATATGTTCATCCTTCTTTTTGTTTTATTGCACAATAAAAAAAGGACCCTATTTCTAGAATCCTTTACTTTAGCATTAATAATTTTGATTAACTTTATCCCATATATAAGCTACGTCTTTATATACTTTATCAACCTCATCATATAATTTATCTAATTCATCCATTATAGGTTGTTGAACTTCATCAAGCTCTTTATTTAAAGCTTCTAATTCTTTATAATATGGTTCAAGCTTCTTTTGTGTATCTAGTAATTTGTCTTTTTCACTAGCTGTTAAAATAGATAGTGATTTTATATAATTTACCATACCATCGTATATGTTTTCTTCATTATCATCATCTAAACTTTCTTCATTTATGTCAAATTCATTAATAAGCTTGCTTTCCTCGTATTTATGAACTTTATCCATTATTTTGCTATCTTCATTTTGTATTTCATAAATCTTATCATCCACTTCTTGTATTTTAACTCTTACATCAACTCCAATAGTCTCTGCCTTATCAAGTAATACATCAATTTGCTTATATATTGATTGTATTACTTTTTCTGATTCAAATAATTTTTGTTTTTCATCATTATTTATACCTTTCAATGACAGTATATATTCTTTTAACCAACTATCTAAAGTGCCGACTTCTTGTGTTTGCTCTATTGTATTTTCTTTAATATTATCTGTATTAACTGTTGAAGCAAATACACTTGTTGGTACTGAGCTAACAACCATACATCCAACCACTAACACTTTTAATAAATTCTTTTTCATAATAAATCATCTCCTTTATTTTTTTCTTATATTTATAAGACGAGCTATTCACTATAAAAAGTTTTAGAAAATAAAAAAAGTTTTTATAACTATTAAAAGACATATATAAACTTTTAAATGTCTAAGTTAATTAACTTTCTACTTAGAATAATTTTTAGTTTATTTCATAAAACATGAATTATGAATAGTTGTATTTATCTTAGATATTTTAAACCCAGTGCATGAACTGCGCTACATTTAACACTAATTGGTCTTTTCTTCTTCCAGCTGTTGAATTTGAATAATTTAGTGCTAACGCTATTGACTGTACAGATTTCTTATCTGAATATTTATATTTTAATATCATCTGTAGATCATTCTCTAACATTTCTAGGTTCAGTTTCATTCTGCTATTCTTCTCTTTAATCTTTCTTAATCGTTTCTTTAACTTTAGTAATCTTCTTGTTTTCATAGCATGTTCATTTTCTAATTTTTCTATAGCATTACATATCTCACGTTCTGCAAAGCTTATACCTAAGGAAGATGTTTGTACTCTCTCACTTATCGAAACTCCATTTTGATAGTAATCTATTTTAATATTTGTATTCTTAATATCCTCCTCTATTTCACATATATTAGATTCTAACATTTCTACTTCTGCCGAAATATTTTTAATTTCCTTTTCATCATCATAGTACCCATATAGAGCTCTTTCTGTTTTTTTATATATTTCTTTTGGTATATAGAGATTTTCCTCTTTTTTCATATCTATCACCTATCCTTTATTAACTTATTTATGGTATAATATTAGATAGATACAGCATTAGAGAAGATTTATAAATTGCCGTTTATAGTTCCCTAATGCTTTTGTTATGTTTAAAATTATTTTATACTTTTAGTGTCTTTTTATTTTCTCTCATAAAATCTGCTAAATCTCTTAATCCATCTCTAACAGTCATTATTTTTTCTGCTATATCATCTAAATTTTCATTTTCATGTAGGTTCAATTTTAGTAATTCTTCATCAATAGCTTTCGCTATATCTGCACTAAGATTTAACTTAGATTTTAATTTTTCTATTTTATATGAAAATTCCATATTATCTCTATTAATTTTCACTTGTTTGTCCTCCATTAACTTCATACTCTTAAAGTATTACGAACTAAACATTTGGATTTCAAATAATTGCTTGTTTTGTAATTTTAAATTATAATTATTTTTATAAATTATCTCAGGAGGTGTACAAATGCTAAAGCCTATTAAAAACTTTATTTTAACTAATAAAACAATAACATTCTTTTTATTTTTTGCACTTATATGTGCCTTTTCATATTTAAAGACATTAACTGACCCAGAAATAATTCCTGGCATTGAAAAATGGTACAATTTCTGTTTTCAATTATCTGTAGGATATATAATTAATTTTATTTTCTATTTAACACAAGTTTATGTTCCAGAACAAAAGCGTATTTCTTCAATTACTAGGTGCATTATTCCCAAACTAGATTCAATTTTGCATGCTATGATTGAACCCCTATCCTTTATGTCTGAAGTTTATTTAAATAAAAAATCAAATTCAGTATTTACATCAGATGATTTAAAAATCATGTGGTCACGCCTTAATACCAATGATGTAGTTCCTATCTTAAATTGTAGAACCAGAAAAAACATCACATTTGCTATCCTTCTACAACATAATATTAATAAAATAAAAGATTCAAAAGATAAATTATTTTTATACTATTCACAGTATCTTTCTACAGATTTGATTGAAACATTAGAAGCTATAACTGATAGTAATTATTTTGATGTAATTGAAATGGCATGTGTTACATTAGGTGGAAGCACGTTTTCCGACAGTGATAATTCTACAATTGTGATACTACAATATTATGAATTGTATAATAAATTATTACACATAAAAAACTCTCTTAAATAATTTGTCTGTCTTTTCTATATCATCCAAGCACTCAACTTAAAATCCTAACTCTCTTAACTCCTTAGTTTCAGGTTCTTGGAGTTTATATTTTTTTACCTGGTGCCTTAAGTTCTACAAATATTGCTTTTCCATCAGGTAGGAGTACCCTTCTAGTCTTACTTAATATATTTGTTTATTTGATATTTATTAATCAAGCAATACTAAATCGTCAAATCTACATATTCCGAATCACATCAAATCTCTATCTAAAGCAAATAATGTTGTTTCTTCACTATCTATTGATTTGTTAAAACGATCCCTATTATATTCATGCATAGATTCAGGAATTTTATAATATCTATTTATATTGTTATAAGCTTCTTCTCTTTCTAATTCTCTTGGATTCTTATCTTTTTCACTTCCTTCTATATAAGCAACATTATCCTCGTAAAACTCCTTTGCTTCTTCTTCAGTGCCTGCACCTATTAATGCATAATAAGCATAATCCTCATTATTAAGTTCATAAAACTTCATTACTTCTCTACCTCGATTACCTTTTCACTAATTACTTTATAAAAGCTTGGTTTGTAATTATGTTCTTCCTGCCATTTATAAAAAACTTCATTTAGTCTTTTCTCCAGCTCCAACGCATCTTCTTTTGTTACATCATCTAAATAACATTCTGCAGCTTCTCCAATAGTCTCATACATTGCTTCCTGAATGTTCTCAATTACTCTATCAACATCAATTCCAAAGTTTTCAGCATCTTCACATAAACCTATTCTAAATCTGCTCAAACCTTCTTTTTCTGCTATTTCAT